GTTGCGTTGTCAGGATCGATGTCCCCGGAAGCACCCGAAGATAGTTCCGCAGAGCCGCCGAACAGGACCGTTGCGGATTGCGGATCTAGGTACTGGAAGAATTCTAGATCGTACGTAACGAGGCTGTCTAGGTATGCCTCTGGTAGCAGCCGATCCGTAAGCGCAAGCTCAAAGAGGTTATTCGACCAATGCGCAGTAGCATCAATCGACCGGCCGACTTCGAGCGTTGTGGTGCCAGATAGATAGGCGCTGTCAGCAGCAACGGTTTCCCAAGGTCCTCGGTTGACTCGGATCCTAGCCGTCGTGCCGTCGAAGGTTGCTTGGATGATATTTAGCCCGTTAGGCACCAACGGAACGCGCGCCGTCTGTTTCGCTCCGCCAGAGTCGTACACCTCTAGCCCTACACCGGAAGTCGAAAAGCCGATCGCCAAGCCTCCGCTGGTAGGCTGTACTAGGAGGCACTCTTCGTCCCAATAGTACGTTTGCGGTACACCACCGCCAGCGAAGTTGGTGCGAACTACCGCGTGAATCGTGAACGCAGAGCCCGAAATGATCTTCGAGTCAAGCCCAAGATCGAAATAGTCGTCTACGCCATCGAAGGCCGCCGGTGTCAGCCCGTTTACGGGCGTTCCGTCGCTCGGTGGCGTTGCGGAGGTGGCGTTCTTTCCGTAGCTCGGGCCGTTCGTCGAAAGGCCTCGCCAGCTAAACGGCTGTCGATAGAATCGCTTCCAGTGTTGATTGAACGGCGCAGCATGACCGAAGGCCGACACCTTGATAGGAGCCAGCTTGGTTAAGGCTACGATGCCCCTTTCCCGGTCAAGTAGAACGCCGCGCCCTGACATGGGCTATCCCTGCGAAATGTAGATTGCGCCAGATAGGTTGCATGCCGTCGTGGCGGACGGGATGAAAAGATGCTGTAGGTTCGTGCCGTCGTAAAGGCGCGCCATCTTCGTACCGAGCGCGTCTAGCTCTTTGCCGATGTTCGCAGTGGGTATCGACAGTCTGGCAATCTCACGATACGCCACTAGGTGCACGGTGCCAGTAACGTAGCTGGTGCCTAGCGTGACGCTTTGGATGCTCTGAACACCCTTATCGCCCGCGGCAAGCTGGAAGGGCACGAAGGTGCCAGCCGCGGACGTAGCCGGGAAAGATCCAATCGTGGCGGTTTTGCTTCCTATGCTGTTGCTATTCGTGTATACGGCCGTAGTGTTCGTGACGGCGCCGGCGTTGGTAGTAGCGGCCGAAACCTCTAGCGCGAATTGTACGTCTTCGCCAGCCGTTGCGCCGTTTCGATCGCGTGCTGGAAAAGCCACGCTGTTAATGGTTTGAGCTGTCGTCGTGGTGACTACGATCCCCGAGTTGTCCCAAAGACGATCGATAAGAACGATTTGCCCGGCAATCGTGGCGTTGCCGTCGAATCCGGACAAGATGCTAAGCGCCGGTGCCGTCGGGGTAGGGACGACGATCAAGCCCGCTCGGTTGGTTATGGCCGCTCCCGCCATGCCGGACGAAGGCGCGGCCATCGCACCAGGGGTGCCCGAAGCGTACGCGAACGAATGCCGCACGCCCGCCGCTTCCATGGTCGCTCCGACCTTGAAAAACGGGAAGGGCGGCAACATCCCAGCCGCTATCGCGTCGACGCTATCGAGCGCCATTAGTCGACCGTGAGCGTTAGGGCCCCAGCCGGAATGCGAGGTGCGATGCCCGTCGCGACGTTGAAGGTGCTTGGTAGCGTGCCCTTCCAAAGCACGACGCCGGCACCGCTCGAAAGCGTGCCTACGGACCAGTGCGTAAGCGCCGCACCGGTAGCCCCGCAAGTCGGAAAGACGATCTCGCCGTTATTGGAGCCCACGCCAGCCGCGACACCGAAACCCGTACCGCCCGAGTTGCGCGGCACCGCTACGCGTGCATAGCTGGTGTAGCTGGTTTCGCTCGTGCTCTGCGTTCCGGCCTCGCCCGGATCGGCAGTGTGGAGAGCCACGTACAGGCTCCCCGCCGTGGAGCTTCCGCGGATGCCGGTTGCGTCTCCGATGTTGGCGATATCCGCGTTCTGCAAAAGGTGTTGTAGAAGTGCCGTTTCGAATGCGTTCGATGCGCTCATAGTTTCGCCGTCGTTTGATAGGGTTGCGGGTTGCTCGGCGGACGTAGCACCGTGTAGACGAATGCCGCGCCTAACACCATGACGCCGAACAGAGACGCGCTCGCGAAAGCTAGCGCCAGCATCGGCAACGGCGAACGCACGCCGAAGTACGTTTGGGAGACGACGTGCGAAAGCACGGTTTCGATCTTGGCGCCTTGGCTTTTAACTTCAGCTTGAAGCGCTCCAAGCGCCTTCGTCGTAGCTTGCCTGTCTTGCGCCTCTTTTGCGGAACGATACGGGGCTTCGTTCATTTGCCTAGTCCTCGGAGTAGGTCGGAAACGACGGGCGCGAGCCAACGGATACCCTCGAAGAGAGCACCGAGCACTAGAAGAACACGCATCTTGCCATTGGCCTTTGCGATCGCATCGAGCTTGGAAAAAACCGTAGGCGCGGGCGCGGCTTCGTCCTTCGGCATATCGTGCGTTTTGCGAAGCTCTTCGCGCGCCACAACGGCAGCTTTGCCGCCGATGGTTTCGGCGCTTGCCGTTGACGTGCTCTCGATAGATTCGACGCGCTTACGCAACGATGCAAGCTCGTCTTGAGTTGTCCCGATCCGCGCGTCTTGCTGCTCGTCGTGCGTCGACACGACACCAAGCGCGCGTTGCATGCGATCGGCGAATTCACGCCAGTTCTGAGGTGGGGCTTCGGAGCGTAGTACCTCGCGCAAGGTCGGTTCGGTGCCGGGCTCGACACGCGGATCTTTAGGCGCGGGGATGGTGTCGACCGATGCGGCTCGGATCTCCGATTCCGTGCGTGGCTTGGGCGGCAAAGGCGGAGACATGTCTAACCCTCCTCTCGAAGGTTCGCCCACTTCGCGCGCGCTTTTTCCGACGCGAGCTTTTCGATCGTCGTGTCGTACGCGTCTCGCTCCGAACCCCCTGAGAGGATCGCGAGAATGCCAGACACGGCGGACCGTGCCACGGCAAGCAAGAACGATTCGGCGGCTTTGGCTTCGGGGCTACTCACATCTTGCGTTATAGCGCCGTCCGAACTTTTCCGCTACGCGCTTCCGGCAACGCACGTAGCCTTCACACGTTGCGTTTTGCTCGGCGCACGCGTCTAGCTCGGCAGCGTAGGACGCGGCGCGCACCTTGTCGACACCGCACGCCGAAACGGACACGGCCGACACGAAAAGCAGAGCTACGAACGGAGAGAATGCACGGATCATTGTGACACCTAAAGTAGTGTTGCGGTTGTGTTGGCGAGCTGAAATCGGGCAATCTCCCTGTCGGAGATTACCAGATTCACCGTGCCCACAGGCGAAGCGCTGAATCCAAGCTCTAGGCTCTGGACGTCGTAAAGCCAAGAGTAGCCCTTGGTAGTAATCGAGTTGTAAGCGATCGCTCTCAGGGCGAGAGCCACCACATCAGCGCCCGGCGAAACGAGCTTGTTCGCTTCGGTGCACAAGTGGTCTCGCAGTAGCGTGGTGGCGTCGACGGGCGGAGTCGAGCCGCTAACGCGAGTTGCGAAAATGTCTACGTAGACGTTCTTTTGGACCGGACGCGAAAACCTGACTGTTTGCGTCTTGCCTTCTTCGTCCAAGGCTTGACCCGTTGTGTTTCCGTAAGTCCTTACGCCGGGTGCAATGTTCGCCAAGATAACAGCCGCGATGTCGTCGTTTGCCACGGACGGAGAAAACCCATCGTGCACCAGGACTTCGATCGATCTTGCGGGCATGCCGTCTGCGTTCGCGGTGTTGCCAATGTTTTCGAAGACGCGACACGAAATCACACCCGCGATGCCGCTAATCTCCGATCGGATTGCGCCGATCGTCGTTTGCCCTGCGCGTTGCAGCTCGGCGCGACGTCGCACCCTAAGCTCTTCGTCCGTCTCTACGGCTAGCCCACCGTCGATCTCGGCGCCGTTCTCTGCTGCGTTTACGCCGGCCAAGGGCGAGACGATTTGCGTCAACGTTCCGGCTGCTACGAACACCGGCCCGGCTGCGAGTGCCCGGATAGGCACATTGTGCCAACCCGTCGAAGGCGAGGTGAATGCCGAGATCGTCTCGAAAGCTCGCGTTGAATCTCCGGGCGGGCGAACCACGAAGCCAGCCGGCACCGTAACGCCTACGTCGACGTTAAGCTCCACGATGTCTTGACACTTCTTTGCAGCTCTACGAAGCGTGCCTGTTAGTGCACTGAGAATTTCTAGCTGGTCGCCTTCTACGGCGCCGTCGTCGAATCCGTGGTAGCAGATTTCCAACAGCTCTTCGTTATCGGCCAAAGCTTCGGCCATGATACCGTTAATCTGGCCGATCGGTTCAGACGTCGACAAATCCAGATTTGGCGAAATGCCGCCTTCTTCGGGCGGCCTTAGCTCGTCTTCCTGTATCGACTGCAAGATATCGTCTAGCGTCGAACGATCGAAACCCGTAGCAGTAATTGAGCCCATGTGTTTACCCGAGTGTTAGTGGTTCGGCCGGGCCGACACTGCCAAGCTTCGACATTGCGCTAAACCTCACGACAGCACGCCGTTCTTTGACGTTCGGGACCGTAACGGAAACGAAGTTGACGCCTACGATGTCCGGGTGTGTCTCGGCTACGCGTGTCAGCATTGACTGAATGAGCGCGAAGCTTCGGCCTTTTCCGAAGAACACGGCGAAGTACGGCACGCCCTCCTCAGTGTTCAAGAACCAAGATCCTTTGAAAAACCGAAATCGACTCTCGAGAGAGATCGCCGTTTGCTCGGTGCTCTCTTCCACGGAAGATCGGCCGTCCACTAGGGCGATGTCTCCTTTCGTTTCGCCGGACACTACGCGCTTAAGGTGCTTCATTTTGCCTTTACGTGTTGCGCATCAATGGCGCCAATCAACGGAGTAAGCGCGCCCGAAAGAGTGCCTGGCGTTGCTGTTGCTGACCAGGACACGATCGCATTTAGCGCGGCCCGCACGGCTGGGCCAAGGGCGATCGGATCGGGATCTGGCCCTCCGAGTTCGATGCCGTCCGCGTGGAAGCTCATCGTGTTCTTGCGAGCCCCGCCGCCGAGCACGAGCCGCCCCGCGGCCCACGCCTCCCCTGCGACCGAAGGCACGAGCGCGCGCGCCAACGCAAGGGGGAGGGCCACGCACGAGCCCGCATGGTGTCGGCGCCAGTCGAGCGGATCGGCCTCGCCCCCGCCTAGCTCGTGCGGCCCATGGTCGCCCTCGAGAGTGAGAAGCAAAACCGAATCCCCAACGGCGACCGGAAAGATGAGCGAGAAGCCGTTCGCCTGAAGCGACAGCACGCGCACATGTCGCAACGGGAGCTTTTCGGGCTCTAGCGGGTGGTCCGTATCCACGTCTCGCACCGGTCGTGACATGTAAGGCTGAACGGTAGCCGTTTGCGTCGCAGCGTCGAACGTCTCCACGCGACCAAAAGACGCGCCCGACAGCATCTTAACGATCGCATCGCGCAAGGCTTCCGCCATATCCAGATCGTCGCTCATAGGGGTTTAGCCTTGATTTGAATATGCCAATCGGGCCCGTGCGTGTCGCCTACATACTCGCATTCGTCTACAACGTAGCCACCTTTTAGGCTCTTCGCATCGAGCTTGATCGGCACACCCGGTGCGATGTCTGGCAACATAAGCGTTTTAAGGCTCACGACACCATGCTTATCCACGCTTGGCGAGCCTACCAGCCCTGAGCCTGAGTTAAGCAGGAACGCCGTTTTAGCTAGCGCCTGGCCCCTGTTAAGGCACATTAGCCGGCCGTCTTGAATCGAAATCTCTAGGTTGCCCGCGCGGGCGATCGCTTGTAGCTCATCCCACGCCGAGCCCGTAAAGACGGATCCTGTCTCGAAGATTGCCGCAATGCTCGACGTGTCAAGGCCGCGGGCGATCTCCGATAGGTTGCCAGGGCCAACCCCCAAAGCAGCGGCTAGCATCGCAACGGCCTGGCTTGGTGTCGTTCCGGGCCCTACCGGCACGTTAATCCGGCGCGTGGCCATGTCCGTTTCCCCGTCGCCGGAAGAGACGCGCGTCTTGACTTCCGTTTTTTCTGTTTCCGTGTGACCATCTAGAACTTCGCCGAAGTAGATTTGCGACATCTTCGACTCGTATCCTGCATCAATTCGCACGAAATTCGCCGGGCGCGCCTCTGTCAAGAACTTTTCGAGAGGCTTCGCCTTCGGATCTCGCTTGACAGGGCCTTGGATTTCCATCCGTTGCGAGGGTGAGAGATTGTAAATCACTAGCTCGCAAGTGTTCGGCTTCGCTGCTTTCGTCTTCTTGACGCGGAAAACGCAACGCAAGTCCGAAACGAGCAAGTCACGGATTTGAATCCGCCACTTCCGCCCGAATAAGTCTTGCTCTGAGACGATAAACGACACGCTTAAACCTCAACGTTGAAGGTTCGCATTTGAGCGGCTAGCGGCTCGTCACTCGTAAGGTACACCAACGCGCACCGCCCACCTTCTACGAGGTCGTTTAGTCCGGGCGGGCTCGAGCCGCTCACGTAAAGTACGCCCTTCGGCGTTCGGGGATCCCAAGCTTTCCGGTTAAGCAGCGGCCAGTTAGTAACGAGCTTGACGCTACGGGCGATCGGCTCGCCCGCCGAATCGAAAACGGACAAGTACCAACGATCTTCGCGTGAATTGTACGCGAATTTAAGCTGATACTCTACGCCTTCGAGGTCTACTGACATCGAATAGAACGGATCGGCGACCGTTGGGATTCGAAGTAGGCTCACTGGAAGATCCCCGCTTTCTTGCCGGCCGTTGCTAGCAAGCTTGCTTCCGGCTTTTGCGCCGCATCGGGTGTGCCCTGCTTTCCCAATTGCTTAGGCTGATTCGCTTTTACGACGCTCGGGCTCGGCGCCTTCGTGCGTACCGCGGTTGCGATGCCGATCTCGCGGAACGTAACCTTAAATTCGGCGCCGGTCCCAAAAGTTCGGTTCCGCGTCTCGGTGTAAGACGCGAGCACCATGTTTTCCCGTACGCGGGTCGTCGTGTACAGAGTGCCTTTGATCTTGTTTTCCTGTATGAACTGAAGCTCATCGCTGATTTCAGTCACCAGGTTAAAAGGTGCGCTGAATTCTAGCGCCGTCTTCGTTAAAGGCTTCGGTTTACTGAACAAGCTTACCAAAGCGCCGGCCGCGGCATCGATTGCGTTACTGACTGAAAACGGCTTCTCCGCACGCTCGACAGTTAGCTCTTTCTCTTTGACCGATCCGCTCTTCGCACCGATGAACTTGTCATGCTCGGGCACGACGCTACGTAGATTTTGGTAGGTGTAAATCGGTTCGTTCGAGACGATAAACGTGGCGTCCACCTTCGGCCGTTTGACTCGCATATGATCCGCGAGATCGGCGCCCTCCTCTACAGGGTTTTCCGTGATTTCGGCTTCTCCGCCCGTCGTGATTTCGGTTGCAGCTTCGAGCCAAAGCACCCGCTTTTGCCCTGCTTTCGTCGTGTAATAGAAAAAGCTTGCCATGTTAAGGCCGCTTCAACGCACCAACGGCGCGTTGCCCTTTAGACGTTGCAGCTTCAAGCCGCTTTTGCATTTCGATCGCAGCCTGCGCCGGCTCAGATACGCCGTTAACTTCGATCGAAATCTCTTGGTTAAGCTCGCTTGTATCCCCCCCGTTGGCGAGGCCTAGCGCAGTCGCGCGGCGTTCCAAGTAGGCTTTATCCGAAGCTTCCGCCCGAAGGTTATCGTGTGCGACCTTGCCCACCAGCTTAGCGGCCGTTCCGAAGAAGGCGCTTAGTACCGGGTTGCTCGCGATCTTGTCCGCGATGTCCGCTAGTAGCTGATTGAAGTTGTGCCCCACTTGGCTTAGAGCGGTACTCCAATAGCGCTGAATGTTCAGCACCATTCTGCGCCAAGCGGCTTCGAAAAGTTGAGTCGTGCCCTTAAACCCGTTGAAGGCGTCTTGAAGTACCACCTTAACGAATTCCCAAACGGCACTCATGACAGGGCCCAATAGCTTAACCCACGCTAGGAAGTCTTGCCATCCGAGCTTAAGCATTTCGACCACAACGGCCGCAGTGCCCACGCCCCAAATACCGTCAATGAAACGGCCGATTACTGAGTCGCCGCCCCGGAAGAGCGCCATGAGATCGTCTAGCAAAAGGAACGCCGCCACCAAAGGCAGGGCCGTCCTTACGAGCGCCATTCCCAGGGAGCCCACGTTCTTCGCGAGCCCGAGCACGCCCCCACCGGCGCTCCCCGCCGCGCTGCCGAGCATTCCCATTTTCGTTGCAGCCGTTGCCAGTGCGCCGATCGCCGTGAACGCGGCTGAGCCGCCAAGGGCGACCAAGATCGAACGAAAAGCCGTAGTGCCTCGGAGCACCTTAACCGTCTTGGCGATGAGGCCCGCTAGCTTGTTCGTGTACTTGGCGACCGTGGGCAACACGAGAACGCCGATCGCGTTCTTGCCACCGATTAGCGCCGTCGAGAGGTCGGTTTGCGCGTCTTTCGCTTGCGCCGCGGCTTTGGTAAACTCGTTAGAATAGCCGCCGCCTAGGTCTTGGAACCTATCGAAAAGCTCTTTGGTTCCGTCGGCGCCTCCTTTTAGCAGTGGGAGCAGCGCAACGCCAGACTTGCCAAAGAACTTTAGCGCCAACCCGGCTTGTTCCGTCGGATTCTTGGAACCTGCGATCTTGTCACTGAGATCCGCGAACACATCCGACATGCTACGAGCCTTGCCGTTTGCGTCCTTTAGCTTGATCTTTAGCTTCTCGAATTCTTGCGCTTGCGCGCTGCCGCCCTCGCCGGCTTCCGACATGTTTTTATATAGCAGCTTCATTCCGCCGGCAAGCGTTTCGGCGCTAATGCCGGATCGATCGGCTGCAAAATTGAAGGCTTGTAGCTCGTCGGTTGAGATCCCCAGCCTAAGAGACGCCTTGTCTAGATTGTCGCCCGCGTCAATTAGCCCTTGCGTAAAAGACACCATGCCGCCGACTAGCAAGCCGCCAGTCAAAGCAGACCCGAGCCCGCTTAGTTTTTCAGCAAATGAGTTAACGGCCGAGTCGCCGGCTTGCAATTGCTTCGTGTCGACTTCGACGCCAAAGCGCGCTAGCAGTTCTCGGAGAGCCATCGTCAACCCTTATTCGTTCGGCGTGCGTGTTCCGTCTCGGCTTCGTCGTACGCGTCAAGCATGCGGTGCGCGTTCACAAGATCCATGAAAGACCAGTGCGTTTCGATCTCCGCTAGACTGTCTTTCATCCGCGAACTGCACACCACACGCCATACATCGTAATCGACACTCCCTGGGAGCGACAGCCTTACGGCTTCGGGGCCTGAACGCCCACGCCTCGAGTCACTTGCGCGAGCTTTGCCGTAAAAAAACCGAGGTAGTTTACCTCGATTGCGAACGTCAACCATGAAAACATGGCATCGTACTCACCCGCAAAGTGCTCGTCGAGAACGTCGATTAGCGTCGGCTGTCGTCCGTCGGGTAGCCTCACGTCCGAATAGCGCGCGAAGATTTCGACTAGCGCGAAAACCTCTTTCGGGTCTAGCGCCCGAAGCGTAGCCGAAAGCGCTCTCAGGATGGCCGTTCCGGCGGCGTTCTCGTCTCCCGTAGGCTTCGCGCCGGCCTTCTCGACTTCCGCGCTTGCGCGGTCCGAAAGGAAGCTCTTCGCACGCTCCGCTTGATCGATGTTCGAGCCGCCGGCCTTCAGCACGTCCGCGAAGCCTTCGAGCCCCGCGCCGACGACGCGAAGTAATCGCAGCAAGACGGGCCCGCCTTCGAGCGCCCCGAAGGTGCGCACGATGTACGTGTATTCGCCAATGCGCCGCTCTTCGACCTTACGCGCCATAGAGCACCGTCTTTTCCACTACCTGGATTTGCCATTCGCGTTCGCCCGCTTCGCTCCCGTACTCCACCTCGGGGGGTGCCATAATCCAACAATCGCCGACGAGCAAAAACTCGCCTAGGTTGTTCTTGGCCATGAACGGCCCCACGTCCGCGCCGTTGCCCGCGGCCAATCCGGCGAGGCGAAGTGCTGACAACGTTGCATTGTCTGGGCTCACGGAAAGGAGCTTGATCTTTGCCGTGTGAAGCTTCGAGTTTTGCGCGTTGCGCACAACCCAACCATCCGCGCCTTCGTTCGCGGTGTAGTCCGGATTCGTCTTGGTGATGGTGAGGAAGCCTTCGCGCGAAAGCCCCTTTCCGATCGGAACCAAGTTGACGAAAATCGAGACCTCTTCCGCGTTGTAGATGCCTAGCTTTGCCATGGTCTTTTCCCTCTCACGCGGTCAAGGTGCCGGTCGCTTCGCCTTCGTGGATTGCGCCCGCGATGTATGCGCCCCATTTGATCCCTTCGTAGGCGCGCGCTTGCCTCTGACTCGAGGTGAACGAAGACGCTTTCGGGAAGACGAACGTCGGCGCAGGATCCGACGCGATGCCGCCGACGTCGATGCCTCGATTGATCGAAGCTCGGATCGCAGTCTCGACGCCAGCGATACCCTTCGCCGTGAATGGCATTTTCGGGCCGAACGATTTCACGGCGGAATAGAAGCTAACTTGCATGTCTTGGCGCAGCCAATCCATGAAGCGAACTACGTCTGTCCATTCGCCAAAGGAGGTATCTCCGAGACGGCCCGACATGGTATTTCCCACGCCACCGATCGTCGTATAAAACCAGCCGCGTTTAGCGCGCATGGCCGAACGCTCGCCGGTGAGGTACTCACTCGCCGCGACGGCCGCGATCGTCTTGAGAGACCAAGTCTCTTCGCCCGGCGAGTAGGGCAAGCACTTTCCAGCGCGCCCGGCCGCTAGGTGCGTGCCGTTCGCCTTGTCGAAGCCAGGCGACGAATACGCGTAAGAGTAGGACGCGGAAGCACTCCACACGTTCGTTGTAGTGTTGGAAGAGTCGAGAATATTCGAATCCGTGAACGCGTGCGATTGCATGCGTCGATTGGCTTCACACCAATCGGCCGCGCCGAGCCATTCAGCTTTCCCGACGGCATCATACAGCACATAATAGAAACTTGGATCTTCGGCGAGACACGCGACTAGATCGGCTTCGAGCCCCGGATCTGAGGTCTCGTCTTCGAACGAAAAGTGAGAGTGCGAGAAGCCCGAAAACTTCGTGAGTCCGCCCGCTGCCGTCGTGGCCACGGTGACCTTCGCGCTTGCCGAGGTAGCAGTCACGAGCGGACGCGCATCGATGAGCGAGGCCCATGCTGTGGCTTCCGCTGTCGTGCTTGACGACGCCGGAACGGTACGGGAAAGCTCGTAACCGTCGACCGTGAGCTTGACCACAGCACCTTCGACGGCAGCGGCGGCACTCACTGTCAGCGCGACAGACTGAGATCGCTTGTTCGCACGACGCCCGACCAAGAACTTATCGGGGCACGGGTTCTGCGATTTCAGCACGACAGCCATTTTATAGGCTTCGTGTTCCACGGTCCAGCCGTCGGAAAGCATTTCCGTACCCGAGCCGTACTCCCGAACGCGATCGGTGAACGCAGCCGGCACATCGCAAGCCATGATGATCGGCTTTCCGAAGCTCGCGAGAGACAGCGTTTCGGCCGTCGTGGAAATCGAAATGTCGAAGATTTCGGCGAGTGTAGACATTTGGACACCTCATAGCGCGGAAAGCGTGGCCGAGCCGGAAAAAACCAAGCCCGCGGGCTCGGGCGCGAGGTCTTCCAGCTTGCCAACAGCACCAAGCGTTTCGATGATTTCGACAGTCTCTAGCCCGGGGCCTTGCGTTCGTGCCGGCGCGCCCGACATGGGCGATACTTCGGTATGCCGGAATATCCAAATCAGTTCTAGTGCGCCCGTCGTTACCGTCGCGTCTTCGTCTACCAGGTTCGGCCCTTGGCGAGAGTCGTTTACGACGATGTGAAAATCGTTCTCGTTAGCGCTGAACGCGTAAAGCTGGCGCTTAAGTACGCGGCTCGTCTTTTGCACGTAAAAAAGCGCGTCGTAATTGTCTCTTCCGTCGGAAGACTCGAAGGTTACAGTCACAACGAAGCGCGAAAGCGTCGTTTCGTTAACCTGTAAGCGGCCGTCTTGCTCTATAAAGTCTTCGCTTGTGCCGAGGATCTTACCGCTGGTAACGTTCAAATAGGCCACGGCACCGGGGCTCACGTCCCCATCGGGCGCGGTGCCGTCTTCTTTCGACGCCCAACGAACGGGACAGCCAGAAGCCGCCTGTACGTGTGCCCGAAAGGCGTCTTTTGCCTCGCGCAAGTTCACGCGCCGAATCCTCCGATACGAAGCAACGCGGTTTTCAGCTGTAGTATTTCGTTGAATTGTTCGCGGTACCGCGACACCGCGGAAGCAGACACCTTCAGTGTCCGCCCACGGGGCGAAGCGACTAGCCGATACGCCGTCAAGTAGCCGTGCGCTTGATTTAGATCAGACCCAAAAAGATCGGCGTCAAGCTCGGCCAGCGTTTCCGCTAGCACTGCTTCGAGTAGTCCAGGCGCTGTTTCGTCCGTCGGGGAGAATTCCGGGAACCGGGCTAGAAACTCGGTTTTCGTCACGTTGCACCTCAAGAAAAAAGCCCCCTCGAGACTTACGCGAGGGGGCTTAGGGTCGACTCGAACCGTGCTAACGGGTCAACGCGGCTCGGGCTTGGTCTCGGGCGGGGGCGTGACGGGCGGGGGCGGCACGGGCGCGCGAAGAGCCTCTACGCGAGCCTTGAAGGCGTCCACGACGGCCGGATCGTGCTGTAGCCCTGCAAGCTCGGCAGCGCCCGCGATGCCCGAAAGCTCCGCTTCGCTCTTCGCGTTCGCGACCTCGGCTAGCACGCGATCCTTCGTGGGCGCGAGAGTCGAAACGGCCGACAGCTTTTTTCCAGCGAGTAGAATCTTGACGCCCGGGTTTTTCTGGTGAGCTTCGGACAGCTCACACACCTCACCCGGCATGAGCTTCCGTCCGTCCGGAAGCTCGATCAAGGTTAGCGCGTCGTTCTTGGCTTTCATGTCAGCATCCATCCATGTAAGCCGCCGAAAGCGGGTGTTCGAATTTCACGCCAGCGGCGCGCGCCGTAACGACAACCTCGACAACGAGGCCATCCATTGCCGGCGGGTGGCGCTGCGCCTCTTGCGGAATGACGCACGAGACGCACGACGGATCGCGCTTGTAGACCATGATGCGCGGACCGGTGCCGGACGCGTCGGCCAAGGCAAGGCGCGACCATTGATCAACTTGCTTGATATACGGATTGTTCAGCAAGAACCACTTGAGGATCGTTGTGTCCGACGTTCCCGACCATGGCGTCGTGGAAATGTACGTGTACAGCGCCGGCGCGAGCAACATCGTATCGGGTGTGTGAACTTCGTTCGTACTCGACACCACCGAGTTCACAAGCTTGTTCATGTCGGCCACGATTTCGGCTGGCGTGTTGGGGCCCGTTTGCCATGTGCCGTAAGTCGGCGTGACCAACGGCACGTTGGCATTGTTCAGCATGCCCGTAAGCCCGAAAGCCGCGTCTCCCGACGCTGCGATCGCGTCCTGTAGCGTCTCGATTGCCTGGAAGGCCGTGACTTCCTTCGTGCGCTCGAGAGGGAAGCCGGTTTTCTGCGCGCGCTTGATCGCCACGGTGTCAAACGAGAACTTATCGCCTAGCGGGCGGATGATTCCCGTTACCTGCTTTCCGGTGAGCCCGATTTCGGGAATATCCTTCGCCCGGTAGGACGTGAGGATCTTCGCGATACCGACATGATCGTAGACCGTGTACGTGTGCGTCTCGGCCCAATCCGGAACCGAGTTATCCACGGGAATAAACGAGCGGAACTTGAGCGGCGAATACAGCACCTCACGCGGCTGCGCGTAGATGTATTCGAGTTGCCGCGCGAAAAAGACGGTTTCGCCCGCGTCGTAACGGCCTTCGTCAAGGCCGAGATTCAGCCGAGACCCGAGGTCTCGTGCCAAATCCAGGTAATCGGAACCGTCGCACCTATCGAACTTCACGAGCTTGCGTTTCGTGGCGAATCGCATTGGTTTTTCCTCTTGCCGTTTTTCGGAGTGATGCCTGTTACGGCAAGTTGATTTCGACCAACACGATGCCGCTTGCGGGGCTTGGCGCGACGCCCACCGAAGGCGCCTTGGCGAGGATCGCGGTTGCCGTGATTTCGGCGCCGGCCGTCGCGGACGTCGCGCTTTGCGAGAGCTTGCCCCGGTGTTGCGCGTTGCTCGCGGTGTCGTCGCTCGCGTGCTTCACGTTGATTGCCGTCTCGAGTGCGGGGGTGCCGCCCGAAAGCTCGGCCCAAACCGTACCGCGGCGGAGGACAGGAAAGGGCTCGTTCGCGGCATAGGGCTTGACCGTACCGTCGGCGTTGTTTTCGCGCGTGTCGTCGCGCAAAACGATGCCGTAGACCTTGTGACCCGACGCGGGAAACGCGGTGCCTTGCGGCGGGCGGCACTTGCCCGTCGTCGTCGAAATCTCGACGACCCGCCCGGGATAAACGGACTCCGCCGAGACGCCCGTTTCGACGTGGGGCGTGATGCTCGAAGAGTGCGAGAGCTGACCGGGAACGCCATACGCGGGGTTTTGCGGATACGTGAGTTGAACGCAGCTCATTTGACTTAGCCTTTCGACGTGGCGAGCGGTTTTTGCCACGCGGGGATTTCGGTTTCGCCTTCGTCGTCGTCGGCGTCTTGCTTCGCCGTCGTCTTGGCCTGGCTTGGCTTCGTCGCGAGACCGCTCCGCGTCTCGCCGGAAGGCGAATCGCCCATGGCGTCGAAGCGCGCTTGCACGTAATCGTCCGACTTGTCGGCCGCGTCGAACTTCGGACTCTGAGCCTTCAGCGCGTCGACTTGGATTTCGCGATTCGACTTGCCGGCGAAAGCGTAATCCTTCGGGAGGAAGACCGAAGCCGCCTTCACGACAGCGATCCGTGCGTCGACACGTGCGCCGAAAGACTCACGCTCTTTCTTGAGATCGCCTTCCACGGCCTCGCGCTTCGCCTTCTCGGCGTCGCGCTCGCCCTCTGCCTTGTCGGCTCGGGCCTTTTGATCGGCCTCTTTCTGGCGCGCGTCGGAAAGCGCTTTCTCGGCAGCGTCGGCGCGCGCCTTTTCGGCCTTCACGTCCGCCATGATTTGGGCAATCTCTTTCGGATCCATGCCAAACCCTTTAGCGGGCTCGCCTGCCGGTGCGCTACCTGTTTCGTCCGTACGCAAGGGCTCTTCGTTTCCGTCCACACGTAGCCGAACTTCAGAACCGGCTCGCCCCTTGCCGGGACCAAGCAAGGCAACGTGGTTATATGCGATGTTGGTTTGGCGTGCGTCGTACTTCTCTCCGTTGTAGACACCGCTTTCGTGGATGAGGTCGCACGTGTAGCCACACGAGAGATCGCGCTTACTCTTCGCGCGAATACCTGTCACGCTGGCGCCTTCTTGCACAACGGACGTACCAGCCAAGAACCGACCGTCGACGCGCACATCGCGAACGTGGCCGATGGCTAGGCGCTTATAATTTGAAGGTGTTACCATGCCTTCGATCGGGTGCCCGTCTGTCATCGGGGCGTCTTCGAGACTGGCCACCGAATCGGCGTGAAAGACATCATCAGGGTGTCGCAGCTCTCGCCGGATCGAACCGTCGGGGAGCTTGTAGACGAACACACCCGTACGCGTGAAATTCGCAGGCCCGCGCATGCCGCCTTGTGGCGTAGGCTCGAAGCTAACGGGCCCCACATCGTAACGCTGAAATCGGCTCATTCTTCGCTACCTTCTTCGTCGAAAACAGGGAATGCAGTACATCGGCATTGGAAGTCTTCGCCCGGATTTCCAGGCTCGGGCGGATCGTCGAAGCTGAAAACCTGCCCGTCTAGCTCTTCGTGTTCGGGCCTTACGCGCTCGTCTCGCGTCGTCGTCCACACGTAGCGGCTTACACCGGCGCGCTTAAAGTTCTCGCGGGACATTTGAGCGTTAAGCTTAAGCGTTTGGTCTCGTGCGATAAGCTCCGCTCGACTGTCTGATACACCGAACCTGTCTTTAATCAGCGCTTGAATCTCTTCGACCCTCAACCCTTGCGTGCGTTCGAGTATGTTGGTTTTTAAGTCTTCGACTTGGTCTTTCACCAACGAAACGATTAGATCCGTGTTCTCTTTTCGCCACGCTTCGACTTGCGACGGATCGAAACGGGCAAGCCCTTTGATGCCGGTCAGCTCAGAGACGGCGCTTGCGTTTGCTTTGGCGAGCAAGCCCGCATTTCGTACTAGGCTTTCGTCGTACTCGCTCAACGCTAGGATCTCCCGTAGCGTTTTTTCGTCCAACGTCTTAAGTCTCGATAGTATGTAGTCGAGATCGTACAGTTCCTCTTCCGCGTCTAGCCTTACACCAAGCATCTTCAAAATCCGTTTTTGCACAAGCGCGAGACGGCCTTTGACTAGCCCTAGCATGTAGAGCGTCGTTCGCGCCGTCGACTTACGTAGAGCCGACGTTTGCCGAATCCTCGCGTTACGGCTTGGGCGTTTCATCGGGGCTCGGTGGGCTCGGTGGGCTCGGTGGGCTCGGTGGGCTCGGTGGGCTCGGTGGGCTCGGCACCGGGGGAGGGGAAGGGGTCGCCTTCAACGCTGCCAAGCGAGCCTCGCGATCGATCTTTACCTTGTCTCGCTTCGCACGTGCTAGCGCGATTTCCTCGGGCAAGTAGACATCCGCGTCTAGCATTATTTTATCGGCTTCCGCTTCGGTTTTACGCTTCGTCGAAGCTTCCGCGTCCGTCAAGTCCCATAGCGAAGGGAAGCTCACTTTAACCCGGTACTTCGCCGCGCGACCTCCCGCGAAGTCTCGCGACTGCAAGATCCATCGCACAAGCTTAGTCAAGTGCGGAATGTAGGACTCTTGCGCGGCGCGCAATTTCACGTTGTACTGTTTCATTTCGTTTTCGCCCGTAGCTGCTAGACCCGCGGGCGAACGACCGTATAGAACCGTTGCGGGATACTCCGTTTCACTGCACACCCGAAGCATATGCTTGTCCAGCAAGTCACTAATACCGCTAAACGCGATTTGGTCTCGCTTGTAGTCCTCTTGCGAATCCGCGTCTAGGAAGATCGTGCGCGCGATAACTCGCATGAGATCGAAATACTCGGCTCGGCTCGTGAGCGCTTGCCTCCCGTTAGGAGACGCGAGCGCCGAGATAAGACCCTTGACGCGCAAGACGCCTTGCGCGGCTTCTTTAAGCATGCGCTCGACACCCCCCCATACGTCGGCGTTGCTGGTTAGCGTGTCGTACAGCGATTGAAATACCGAGTCGTTCCAACCTAGGTTGGAGATCCGCCGGTCAACTGTCGTGGGCGCGCCTTGGAATTCGATGGTTCTAGATGCGTGCACGAGACCTATCGCGCTACGTCGACCGTTCAGCATGGGGGCATAGAGCCGGTACAATTTCGGCTTGCCGTACTCTGGCAATAGCTCGTCCCCCGGCTCTTCGTACCATGACTCAGGGTGCACGTAGCGCCGATCATAGACCGTCAAATGCGGTATGCTCTCGAGGTTACTTTCGTTCAACGGCTCGGAAAGATCGCCTCCGTCGTTCAGGCCTGCCACTAGCAAAGAGCCACCATAAAGCCGCGCCATCGTAACGGCTTCCACGAAATTCCCGTAGAGGTCTAGCGAAACGAGCTTCGCGTTAAGCTCCTCTTCTAGGCTGTCATCGTCGTCTTTACCGGCGCTCTCCTCGTCGCCCTTGTCCAAGTCGACTTCGACGCCACGGCGAAAGCAGGATGCCGGCATTTCGCGGGCGATACGTTTGGCTAGCGAGTTGTCCGCGTACAGATTGGTTAGCGTCGTGTCGGGGATGCGCCCGCGTCCTACGAATTGCGTTCTAGAGCTAGGGTCTCCCGTCGTCCCCATCTTCGTTACGCTGTTTTCCCAGCCGTCGCCTCGTAGCTGGCGCAAAGCGTTTTGCATCGCAGCAAGTGCAGCGTGGTTTTGCGCAACGTCCTTCGGATCCATGAGGCACCTTTTAGCGCGGCTTTAGCAGTTCCGCCAACGGGTTAAACGGAGCAACGATCGCGTTACGAGAGGCGGCTGCATTCTGCGCGTCACGTTCTCGGTTGGCAGCGATAAGTCCAGCAATAGCGTTGCTCCCTCGCATCGCCAGCCAATTAAGCGCTTGTGTTATAGAGTCGACGATATCGTCGTGCGGTGCGAGAGGAAATCCCGTCAACTGGTCTATCACTTCGGCCATGTAAGCGTGCTTCGTCTCGTCGGCGGGTGTGAGAAAGTGGCCGGTCTGAAAGATATGCGTGCACGCGTGCGCGCGCGCGAACTTCGAGCCTTGCGGCTCAATAGGAATGAGCCCGCTAATCTCGGAGTTAAGCACGTTGATTAGTGCAGGTCCGTTAGCCTTGTCCTCTATCAGGATGGCGCTAGCTTCGGGAAACTCGGCGCACACTTCACGGATTGCGTTTACCGTACCAATGAAACTGAGTTTCGACGCGAACACCTTGCGCAAAAACCGAAAAGGGCCGCTTGTAGAGATTACGGAAATCGCCACATAGTCAGAATCGACCTTGTCCTTAAACGTTGCGTCGACGCTGATAATCGTTGTGTCAAAGCCTTCCTCTGGTAGGTCTTTTTCAGTCCAGCGCTTATCGTCGTCGAAGAAAGAATAAGGGAAAAGTCGCGTGTTCTCGGCGCGCGGATCTTGCTCTAGCTGGGCGTCTTTATCCCCGCCAAGCTCAGAAGCGAGCTTTTCTAGCGCCGCTTCGTCGCGGTAAGCTGGCCACAATATTTCACCTTCTGCGCGCGGATCCTTGTGGTAGGCGAAAGGGTGAGATCTCTTGTAGTGCGCCGGTAAAACTAGGTGGTAGAAGCTCGGATCCTCTTCCGTCACGCTGGCAAGGTCTTTTTCGTGCAGCCGTTGCATGGCTAGCACCTTGCCTTTGCCCGGGCGGGTTAGTCGCGTTGCGGCCGTTCCAGAGTACCAGTCAGCCGTATTTTGCAGCTTCTTACTAGTCAACCCACGAGGCTTGTTCGGATCGTCGATTAGCATCCAATCGACGTGATTTCCTAGGCCCTTCCCTTCGATCGAAGTGGCCATACGCCAGCCGCCGAATTCGTTCGCGAAGAGTTTCTTTCCCGGCGCGCGCCCCCCTTCGCGCTTAAGTCGAAACTCGGGCACGCGAGCACGCCACCAATCAGAATCGTATACGTCTATCACACGTTGCGAGTCACGAGCCGTCAAAGCCCCGTCAAAAGACACGGTCATAAAGCGATCGCCTGGCGACCTAAGCCAAACGTAGATGGGCCAAAAGACATTAAGGATAAGCGATTTCATGTGCCCGGGTGGGATGCTGATTCGCAGATTATCGATCTGTCTTAAGTAAAGTGCCGTAAGCATTTCTGCCATGGCATCGATGTGCCAATTGTGCAGATACGGCTTAACTTTTTCGACAAGGTGCCACGACACCTTGATTAAGTCGACAAGCGAACCTCTAAGCAAAAGCTGTCTTTCCGCTGCTATCAAATCCGCGTGTCTCACTTGTCGCACAAGCTGCTACCTTTCTTCGTTCCGTACTTGCGCCGCGTCGACTCGGCGTGCTAGCGTCCGATCCATGCAAGACGCAACCGAAAAAAACACGCCCCGAGACGCAACGGCCGTTGTGGTGGAACTGCGCGCGCTACTGATAGACGTCGCGTTGTGGCTCATCGCCCGCGGTGCCCTAGAACGACCGGCCGGGCATCCTGACGCGTGGCTCGCGATCGAAGGATTCGGCACGCGGATCGTAGCGCTCGCACGCGTACGCGCCAAAGAAGCGCCGTTCGGTCGGCTGCTCTCGCGTCGAGAGCGGCTCTACGCCGAGCTTCTGCCTCTTATGCGCCGCACCTTCGAGGCGGCGTTCCGCGCCACCCGACGCGAAAGAGCCTACTCCGACATCGTAGACCAAGATGACGCGTGGCAAGACGGGATTTCTGGACTTATGCGCGCAGTCGAACTTTTCGACGCATCGCGCGGCTACAAGTTTCCCACATTCGCGCAACACTGGGTACAAATGTCGACACGGCGAAGCGCGCAAAAAGTGAGCCGTGTTAAGTGTAGCGCCTTGACCTCGGCAAATAAGGAGAAGCGAGACGAGGCCCGGCGCACGATGGGGCGAAAGCAGGCCTATATTACCGGCACTTACCATGCCGCTGCAAACGACCCAGGCTTAGACGTCCAATATAACACCGAAATCCTTACCGTCCGATCTGCGCTAACGTGCGAGGCCAACGCCGAGGAGGTCGCCGAAACGAAGCGCTTCCAACGTCGTTTAACGCAAGCGCTCGAACGGCTGAAACCTCGGCACCGAGAGATCGCGATTGCGCATATCTACCGTGAGGAAACCATGCTAGAGATCGCCGATCGAATGGGCGTTTCCCGACAGGCGATCGGTGCCGCTTGGCTCACGATCGAAGCCGGCCTTAAAAAGGCGCTCGGTGCTAGCGGCTCGGCCCGAGCCCGCTAAGAAGGTGGCATGATTTCGGCGGACCGTATCGGCTGGGCAGGGTACAACGTTTTCGAAGGGCCTTTTTTCAGAGGTATGCAAGGCTGGAAAGAGCCTAGCGCGCCGACCGAAATGGATCGCTGGCTCACCGTTATTACTGCGACCGAAGGCGGCACGTGGGATGCGGTCAACATGTACGACTCTTGCGTCGTCACAGTCGGACTAATCCAATGGTGCGAGCGTGGCATGTTCGGCGTGTCGAACATGCTCGGATCTGTCTACCATTCGCCCGCCCGAGACGCGCTCTCAGTGCTACCATGCCCGTTCACGATGGCTGGCGGTAAGTTCCGCTTCCTCCTGGATGGCGAACCCGTCGAGAGCGAAGCTCAAATGCGCACGCTGTACCTAGGCGGTCAGTGCAACCCGAGTCTAGACCCGATGGCGCTCGGGCGAAAAGGCACGTGGAACACCGAGCAAAAGGCGTATGCGCGCACATGGGCCGCGTCCCTCGCGAACGTGTTCGCCACGCAAGAGGCCCAAGCCGCGCAACGGGACTACACAACGCGTCGACTCATGGGCTTTTTCGCCGCTCGGGCGCGCGCGGCGTTGTGGGACTCGACGGGCGAAACGGACATCGCGCGCGCCATGCGGGCCGTTTACCTTAGCTTCGCTGCGAACATGCCAGCTTGGGCGGACGCTTCGCTTGCTCGCGTCATTCAGGATCCGGGGCCGCGCAAATGGTCGCCCGAATGGTGCCGTAAGCTCTTGCGAGCGCTCACGTACGATCGAAAAGTCGCCATCTATCCGCACCGCTACAACCGCATTAGGCCTTACGTCGAACGCCTATATGGTGTCGACTTGCCGGATATGGCAGTCGAGCTAGCGCGCGCGGAAGACGAGGGTTACCTGATGACCGTCTTGGAGATCCAAAACGCGCTCGCAATCCTAGGCTACGATCCGGGGCCTCTCGACGGAAAGGACGGACCGAAAACCCGAGCGGCCGTCAAGGCGTTTCAGGCCCACAACGGGCTAGCGGTAGACGGTGTCGTGGGCCCGCAAACTGCAAAAGCGCTTAAACCTTGACGGCGCTTTGGGGCGTGCTATAAGAAGTGCTGTAGGCTAGTAGTAGGCTAGCAGCCGGAAAGCAGGACATGCTTTAACTCGCACGGGTTGCGCCCGTTACACCTTCTTTTTTTTTTCGCCTCTGGAAAGGCGGCACCCCCAAAAATCGGGGTGTCGCCTTTCTCTTTTTCTTGCGCCCGTTTTTCTCGGTGCTACGCTGTCGAAATGCGAACCTTGCCCGAACTGCTAGCAGACCTTCACGCGCTCGAACAAATGCGCGCCCGAGCCGACGCAATGCACAAACGGGAACTGCTAGCAGACCTTCACGCGCTCGAACAAATGCGCGCCCGAGCCGACGCAATGCACGAACGGGCCCGAGCACGCGCGGCTTGGGCGATCTGTTGCCCGTACTACTCCGAGCACGAGCGTTGCCTTGACGTCGCTCGGGCCTGCTCCCCTTCAACGCACCGCGCTAGGATCTTCGCATGCCAAGAGACACCGTGCCGGCACCTCCGCTCCGTTACGCGCTCGTGCACGTCGACGCGCTAGGTAGGTGCGAGCCCTACCTAGTCGCCGAAAAGGAGCGAGACGCAACCGAGTTTGCAAGGGCCGTGCCGGCGCTTGACGGGGAATGGCGCGTCGAAGTCTTCGACGAAGCGTTAAATCGCTGACTTGAAAATAGCGGTTGCGCACCTCCGAGACCTGGATTAGTCTAGTTCTCGGAGGTCAAGACAATGCAAGCGAAACCCAAAGGCCCGGCCGGTGAATATGTGTCGCTCGCCCAACGCGTCAACGTGGTAGGCCATTCGGCCGTCCAGGCCGCGGCAAAGGCTTGGGAGCGCCTTTCCGATTCCGACAGAGAGCACGCGCGCCGTTTTTGCGAGCGGGCGACCCTTCGCATGTACGGTGTTCCTGGCCGCGACCATTGGGGAGGCTGGTCTAAATCGCTGACTTGAAAATAGCGGTTGCACACCTCCGAGACCTGGATTAGTCTAGTTCTCGGAGGTGGGCAACGGCTCGCCGCAACACCGAAACACCGAAACATCGCAAAAAGGAGCATCACACATGAACACCAATTCTCAGTCCCCGGTTACCACGACTTTCGCCGTTCCGACCTTCGAAGCGACCTCCTCGCGAGGCTACACGCCCAAAAAGGCCGATTCCCGGTGCCGCGCTTGGGCCAAGGTCGTTACCCTGGCCGAGCTTGCGCGGCTCTCGCCCGCCAACGTCGACAGCGCGCACGATGTGCCCGGGCCGTTCCTGCCCTTCGGTCGCGAAATCGAAGTCTTCCCGGGGCACGTGATTTTCGAGGGGGAGGAAAACCACCATGCCAAACGGCGCGGTTGGACGTACAACCTCGGTTTCGTCGTCGGCGGGGAAGACGGCGAAGCTCGGATCGCTTGGGTCTCGGGACGCGAGCGCGCCGCTATCAAGGCGGACATGCGCACGAGCAAGGATCCGGCGATCCGCGCGCTTCTCGCGGGCTCGGGCGAAGTGTCGGCCATGGTGCGGTACGCGCGCGCCGTCCTAGCCGGCTTCGTGATCCCGTCGGAGGAAGCATGAGCCGCCCCGATTTCCACGACCTCGCGCCCGGGGCTCGCGCAGACGTCAGCAAGCCGCGCCAAGCAAAGGACTACTTCGAGGCTCTAGACCTCGCCAGCGAGCTACAACGGCACGGATGGGAGCGAATAGCGCTCGCGACGTACCTCGAGAGACGAGGCGGCTACGTCGAGCTTAGAAAAGGCGGCACCGTGCAACGCATCGAATGGCCCTGACAGCAAAGCACGTGCCGAGAGGTGCAGGCTTTTTTTTCAACGGACCGTAAAATAGACGTTGCACCTCTCGGAGGGGGTGCTACTTTCTACTCATGAGCAACGCAAACAACACCGCT